TAACAACTGCATCGACATATGTTGGAGACTCAATTGTTACCGTAGTTCCAATCAATATCTTGTCAGAAAGATACTCAGTTACATCTTCTACAAGTCTTTCAAACTCTGCTGTTGGGTCGTTACTTTCATCTAGTCCAGGAGCAAGATCAGTATCTTCTGCCGTTCTAGTTGGTGCAATGTATAGAGTTACTGATGTCCAAACATCTGCTGTTGCATTTGCTTTTCCTACCCCACTAACCGAAACAGCAAGGTCAGAAAAATCTTGTAGTGTTACGGCCCTATTTCCAGACCGTAAAGATGATGGAGCAGCAATACGAATCTGTTCATTACTCTCGGGGTCTGAACCACCTAGTCCAACAGTTTCATTTGTTAAAGTAATTGCACCTTGAATTGCTGTTGTTTCACCTTCTGATAACCCAGGAATATAATCAATACTATCTAGAGTATTGACTGCTATATTTCCAATAGATCCTCCACCAACAGTGTATCTAACTCTAATTTCTGAATAGTTTGTAGGAATTGCTCCCGATACTCCGTCACCAAAATTTATAGTAACAACATTGTCTGCGTCGGAAAATACAGAGTACACAAGATTTGTTGGGCCATAATCTAACAAGTGTTGCACTTGTGTCCATTTAGAAAATATATCGCCATCTTGTACAAATACTTCAATAGTTCCATCAACTACTGGAGTTTCGCCAAGTTCAAAAGACATGTTTGGAGTTCCATCTGATGTACCAACTAACTCTCCATAGGTGTTTACATCTTCAGCAACAAGATTTACTGACCTTCCCTGTGTCGCACTTACTAGGTATGTACCAGGAGTTTCTCCATCAATAGCATCAACAACTGACACTGCATCAGTAGTAAAGTAAACCGTTTCTACGGTATCTTCAATAATAACTGTTCCAGTTAGCACAGTGCCCGCAGGAATTGTTACGGCCTCTTCTGATGTGTTTGAGAAGGTAACATCAACAGTTGCTGCTCTATACCCTGCTGGCGTATACCCATAAGTTAAAGCAATATTTAAAATGCTATCTCGTTGAGTAGCAGTTGCTAAAAAGGCTTCATTAGCGGCTCGGTCTATGTAATACGAAACCAAATCTCCCATATATGCAAAAGCCTCAACTAAAGCAACACCAAAGTCCGCTGGATCTGATGCTGTCCACTCAGGAATTCTATCTTGAATTCTAGAAATTAACGCTTCTCTAAGAGAATAATAATCTCTTCCAGTGTAGTCAATTGATACTGGGATATTAGATATTGGGGCTATGGTCATAGCAACTCCTCATAGATTGGTTTAGTACCTTGAACAAGAACCAATCCGATGACGGTACTTACTACTTCATCGTTTGGTAATGCATAAACTACCTCAATAGTTAACACGTTTGTGTATTGATCATTAGTTACATTAACTTTTTCAAGAGTTAATAAAGAAAGTTGTTCAACAAATGCTTTAGTAACTTCTGTTTCTATTTCAGAAGCGGCAGTTGTTTCGGTGTTAAATAAAGAATAAGGAATCAAAGTACCAAAGTTAGGCCTCATAACTCTTTCTCTTAATGTTGTACCCAACACCGACTTAACTTTATCAGACCAAATTTTAGATTGAGATTGAGTCGATGCTACTCGACCATATGGATCAATTAAGAATGGAAGAGAAATTGCTTTTTCAGACATTATTTACCCGTCCACTTTCTTGGAGTAACCTTGTAGCCAGCAGATCCTTGGGAGACTAGTGGCGACTTAGCGCTTAGTTTAGTGGATGTTGCCTTTCCTTTGGCCTGAGCGCTCTTTACATCCCTTGTTGGAACAGTGCCAGCATTAGATGGTCTAAAAGAACTAGGCTTGTTTCCACCAGTACCGTCTGTTAAACAAGTAAACTCAACTTGGTATCTGCCGTCAGAGTGCATAAAGTGTTCTGCTTTTTTTATAATCCAAAAACCATCACTAGTTTCCCCCGTACCACGAACCTCTATCGTTCTCCAAGGGGCAATTCTTGGATCACCCTGTCCAATTCCTTTTGCTGGAATTGTAAAGCGACCTAAATGAGATGCGGCCTCAGATAAAGATTTAGCCATTGCATTACTATTTATTACTGTTGTTGTTCTATTGTTAGAAAACAAAGGCTCTTTTGTAACTTTTCTTAAAGATTTTCCTACTTTATTTGGAGAAGTTTTAGAAGAGTATACTTTTCCCGTTACAGGATCTACACCACTGACTAAATTTTCAGTTCTCTTATATTCTCCACCTTCAATATAATCTCCAAGTTTACTTTCAAAAACATCTAAAGTTGGAGATTCAAAATAATTTGCTGGATGACTTAGCACATTTTTAAATGACATTATTGGAATAGTAGTCATAAATTGATTTATCATTTTATCTATTGGATGAAAATGTAACTCTGTTCCAGAAACTTGCATTCCATATCCAATTAAGTTTGCTAGTTCATTTAATTTTTCCCAATAAGATTGCCCCGCTAAAGATTGTTGAGTAAACCTAGTTGGATGAGATGTAACTACAGGTTTTAATTTAAACTTTTTAGCAATGTCTGTAGCAATTTCAGATGCAGTTTTATTTACCCAAACTTTTGATGCCTGTTCTTTTAACGGATAGGAGGCTCCAATACAAAGTATTTTTAATTCTCTATAAGGTTTATTTTCAATTGGAAAGGAAACAAAGGTGGTGTATCCCCTAAAAATTCCAGACACCTTATCATTTTTCCAATTAATTTGAACGGGAACTCCAGTCTTTATACTTTTATATAGGTTTGCTGTAACGCTTCTATACTTAAGTTCAACTATGTCGTGCTTTCCCATTTCTTGAAATAGAGTAACACTTCTAGGTAGCAGTGTTATAGATGGAAAATCTGGATAAGAAACTTTAAAAGATACACTTCTTCTATTTTGAATTTCTGGATTAAACATTTGGAATCCTTAATTGTGTTCCAGGTTGTAATGTGTCTGGGTTTATAACTTCAGGATTTATATCTAGAATTTGCCACCATAAACCAGGGCTTCCTAAAAATTTAGTTGCTAGTATGTCTAGTCGATCAGTTTCAACCCACTCATATATAAAATATGATTGTAAATAATCTGGATATGTTCTAAAAACCGTTAAGTGATACTCTTGTTTTTTTGCATGCCAGGCTTTAAAAAGAACTCCATCAACATATCTACTATCTAAAAAGATCATAGTTACTCTCTTATCCTAGGTGGGTCGTAGAATCTGTGACAACTAATTTGTACGTTAGAAAGAATAGGAACCATTCTGTCATTAAACACGGTGTGGTTTATAGACAGGGATCCAATTCTTACTAAATATCTAAGGCCATCTCCTAAATGTAATTCTACTTGAGCACCTAGTAAGAACCCTCTGTCTGCAGTTTTATCATTTAAACTAGATTGATAACTTGCATTTGGACCATTTATAGTTCTAAAAAGGTATTCTAAATCGTACATAGTTCCTTTTTTATAAATCATTTTTAAATCTTCAAGTTTTCTAAAGTTACCTGGATAAGGATTATCGGCACCTGGAATAAGTCCATTTGAATCTAGATATGTCATGTCTCCAATTCGATTTAACAACAACGTAAAATCTACCGTGCTTTGGTTTAGGCCTGCACCAATTGGTACAATATAACCCTCTGCTCCACTTTGAATTACATCTGGATTTACGCCTTCAGCAATTCCCCAACCCATACTAACTTCAGTAGGATTGTAAAGAAATTTAAAGCCATACATTGTTGAATCAAGATCAGTGTTTTCTTTTGATTCATAATATCTAGTTAAATCATACCTGTTTCTGTACATCTGAATTGTTCCCTTAGCAGCAGGTGCTGACTCAAGAACTGATCCTGTAACTGAGTCATATTTAATTGGAGTATACATATTTTTTGCATCTGTATAGTTTCCTGCATCTGAAATTCCCCTAGAAGTAGTTTCACTTTGAGGACCTTCATTTCTAAAATATGCAGACCTAACCATAGGTGCGTTGTATGTGTAGAGTGGTATTGAGGGTGTTGGAGGAGAAGTAGATGCATCGTCTGTAGCACCAGTAATAGGTTTACTACCCTTACCAGGTTTTTTAATATCCTTAGTATTTTTGGTTGTTCTTTTATCAAACTCTTTTTTAGCAGCAGCCTGAGAAGAAGATATTAATTCATTTTGAATAGACTTCTTTAGATTATCAGCAGTAGTTAACCTAGTTTGAATTTTAGAAATAATTGATTTCTGTCCATTAACATTAACAATTGCTTCATTAAGTTGAGCAGTTTCTCCAGGATCATAAGGGGGAGGCCCATAAGACGCTCGAAGATCAATAACAACTTGATTATAGTCTCCAAGAATTATGTTTTCATTTTTTATTTGAGTTTTTAAACGGTCAACTGTTCTTACGGCTTCTTGTAATTCTTTTTGTTTTTTTGCTTTTTCAGCATTGATGTTCTTTTCTGCATTGACTCTTTGTTGTTCATTTTGAAATTCAGAAATAATTTGTGAGGTAGTTAAACCTGAATTTGGTCTAGAATATTTATTAGGACCACTTGTTATTAATCTACCAGCCATTATTTACTCCCCATCGCTTGAAGATCTTTATCATTTAATAATATTTCTTTTACTTTTTTGGCTAGAGAGTTAGCCTCGGCTATTGATGCATTGGCTAAACTTACATTTACATTTACAGTTTTTGTTCCTACATTTGCAGTTGAAACGCCTGACGTATGTTGTAAGTATTTTCCACTAGTGTAGGTAGTCCATGGATTAAAGTTTGTTCCACCCTTAGAAATGTCATAAGCAATTCTTGCATTTATATTTGGATCTTTTAGACTTTCTGGACCCGTGTATCCAATAGATGCGTACTTCTTTAAGTATGCTGCATTTCTTTTATTTCCCATATTAGGATTTCTTGGATCACTATTTTCCATGTTAATTTGGAATAAACCATAGGAATCATCCATACCTCTTGGGTTGTAAGCATTTGCTCTACCACCTGATTCCGCTTTTACAATTCCGTAAGCAGTTGTTAATGATTGGCCAGAAAATCCAGCATTTTGTAGAGTCTGCATTAATCCCTGATCCATACCAGCAGTCATCTGTGTTCCCGTTTGAGATGTCTGTGCAGCATTAGCGGGAGTTCCAAACATACTTGCTAGTGCTTTAGTACCTAAGTAACCAAGGCCAGATAAAATTCCCCCACCAATTGCGCCAGGAACTGCGCCAATTCCACCAAAAAATGCGCCACCAATTCCACCAGCAGCAGCGCCTATGCCAACTGTGCTTAAAAATCCCTGACCAGTTGCCGCACTAGCAGCGCCACCAAGCACTGGTACTGCTCTTCCTAATCCTGTTAAACCAACTCTACCCGCTGTTTGTACTGCAGCATTTGTGCTTGCACCCCTTACAGCGCCTCCTAATACAGATTTCAATCCTTTGTAAGTTAGTATTGTTCCAGCAGCGCCAGCAATTCCACCAACTAAACCAGATACACCTGCACCAACATTTGTTCCAGAGAATCCTTGAACTGCACCCTTTAATTGGAAGAAGGCATCTGGCAATCCTTCTAGAGATTTATTTAATGCAGCAACGGCACCCGCTGCTTTTTCAAAGCCAGCAATCATTGGCTCTGTTCCACGCTCCATTAATGATGTCATTGATGTAGCAATTTGCAGTTGTGCATTTAATGGGTTAGCAGGATTAAAGGGTGCGTTTTCTAAGTCAGTGCTAACAGTTCTACCAGCGGCCATGTCTGTGAGCATGGTTCCAAAAATCTCTTGTTGCGCTTGTGAAAAACCTAACGCCCGTAATGATTGCCCAGCAAAACCTTCTCGCAAAGATAATGACATTTGTTCTGCAGTAACTTGTCTTCCTTGAGTCATCCTAGTAAATAATTGTCTAGCAATATCTCCAGTAGATAAAGCCCTGCCAGTTGTTGGATCAAATGTACGAATACCATACTGATAAAGATTTC